CACGACCAGGCGCCCGGTAACTAACCGGGCATGCCGAAATAGTCCTTGAGATGAGACCGTTAGGTCACATCCAAGGGCCTACGCCCGTCCACTGCCAGAGGTGGACGTCTCTGACTCTTCTCGCCCTAACAAAGGATCCTCTTACGAGTTCCCTTTGTCTGGATAACCCTTCAACGCTCCCCCTGTGAAGGGTGAGCACGTATGCGCCGAGGCGCTTCGTACGTGAAGACGCGAGAGAGGTATGCGGGAGCACCGTGGCCGTGAGGCCCCGATGCTCATCTTCGTTTTGAGAACGAAGGAATCCGTCATCTCCTACCCCATCCGGAATTGCGGTCTGCTTTGCCTCGCGAGAGGCTCGGCTAACCACATGAATCCAGGCAGGGAGGAATCGGGAGTCTGACACCCAGAAGTATCGGGTTAATGGTATCGTCGCCCATCTCCTGATCGCGTTAGCGATCAAGAAGCGAGCTTCGACCTCGTCATTGTATCCGCCTTTCAAGTAGAAAGGACGAACATTAATGCCGTTGTACCAGTCAGTTCCGCAGCTTTCGAAGAAGTTACCTTCGACGAAAGTCTTCTTACCGTTAACCTCAAACCCGAGAAAGGTCAAGATTTCGAGTAGACGAGGATAGTGAGTGCGTTCGAGAATTATGTCATCGCCATAGACCGCCATGAGGCGGCGATCAGCACCGGCTGCGAGAGCAGCCGCTGTGAAAATGAGCGATTCCAACTCGAACGTATACCCATTACCCATAGACGAGAACTTGCTTAATGTAATCTGTTTGCCGTCAACCATTGTGTGGTCGCAGCGAGCCAGAAATAGCAGATCAAACCAATCCTTTGGAAGGACGTATTTAACCACATTAAACGATATCATGTCAGAAGCTGACGACAGATCAACTGTCGCCAGGCGGTAGGACTCCGCCTTGCTTGCAAGATACCTGTTCCAATCTTGTGTGTCAAGATCGATACCGAAGCGACGCAGCTGCCGCCGAATCACCGCGCCGATCCCCAGCTGAACGAAAACGTTCAGATGAGGCTCGATGCAGATGACGCGGTCAGTTTTCGCGTTCTTCGGGACGGTTGTGACCTTACTAACATCATTGACATAGATATCCCCAAAGGGAGTTCCATGCCAAGTGGGCCCCATAAGGGCCCTAGCGTAAGGTCGCAGACGTAGTGTAGTATGCGCATCACACGCATACTTGTTGGAAGGCGTAACGCCGGCACCAACACAACTGGAGGTTGCCCCTGGACCGAAGCGCATGTGTTTTTCTACATATTGAAGCTTCTCGTTAGAGAGGTTGCCCAATATGCGGTGAACCCAATACCGGATATTCCGCAGAAACGCGGGCCGTTCGGATTGACCACTAACTACCGCAGCGATGCGTTCGTTAGTTTCATGACACTTTTGCTCGGTCTTATAGAACTTCTCCAGAGCCACGCTCTTCTTATCGATGCCAATGTCGACATCCCCATTCTTGGAGAGCATCTCAGTTACGAGATAGTCCTCCTTGAACTCGTTGACACCTTCGCCCCGAAAGGGCGGAGGGAGGTCAAAGTATTGTTGCCACTCTTGGTTTTTGACCAAGAGGTAACAAGCGAGCGAACGGGGGGAGTTAACACTTTCGCAGATCTTCAGAAAGGAAGACACTTCTAACGATAATGTACTTCTCATGATGGGTTCTACCTCAATTAAGAGATGTAGTCGCCATCGCGCATCTGACCTTGAACCAACGAATTGGCCAGACCGTTCTTGTGGAACGCCCAGCTATCGTTGATCTCGGTCTGCGTTGCATCCACAGGTGCCACCATGGTGGTGGTGATGCGGATAGTGCCAACGACAGTGGGAACACTGTTCACGGTACGGACCACGGGGTTCTGAATCCCGAATTCCGACCGGTTGGTGAGCCGTTTTGCAGTTGCTACAGACATGCGTGTGAATGCACGAATGTATTGGCTGTAAACGGCGGCGGTCTTTTCCGCCCAGCTCTGGTAACCAGCAGGATCGCCGTCGACCTCCATCACGAAGGTTTT